TTTAATCTTCGCCATAAAGTGAAAAACGTTTTACAGGAACTTCTACTTCTTCTTCTCTTATGATTTCAACAGTTCCTTTTCTTGCTTCAATGTAGAAATTAGTATCGCCGTTTGATTGATACCATGCTTCCAAAGCATCAGTAAGCGATGGATAGATACTCTTACCACCATCGGCAAACACCCACCTATCGCCAGGTGGAACTCTTTTTAATACTAATTCTTTTTCTTGCTTAATTTCTTTTTCCATTATTAAAATACTTCAATGATTTTAGTTTCAGAAACTTTAACCACTTCATACTCTAAATTAACACCATCTGCTACAAACTTCTTAACCAACTTAGCTTCTGCTTCCGTTACTGATAACGCATCTACTAAATAGTTTTCTTTGTTCTTTTTTACTTTACCTTTCGCATCTTCTACTTCTACTGCGACTAATACTGAATAATACTTTGCCATAACTTTTGTTTTTATTGTTTACGATAATACAAATATAAGATTAATTTTTTAAATTACCAAATGAAAATGGGAGAATTTATCTCCCATTTTTTTATTTTTTTGTTTCTTCAACCGAAGCCGTTCTATATTCGGTTACTAACTTTTTCAAGTCACCAATTGCCGTGCGGGCATTCTTTTGAGATACTTTTGTTGTTTTGTTGTGCTCTTCTACAAATGTGTTCCATAACTTGCTCATTTGCTCAAACAACTCCTGCTTTTTGCTCATAGTTTAATTTTTATTTGTTAATAATAAGGAATTATCTTCCCCTCTTTCTCCTAAGTTCCATTTCTTTTATGTACTTAGCTGTGTACTTGTTTTCAACCGAAATGGGCCCATTTGGTTGTTTATTCAAATCGTATTTCCAAATAGAAACACAATCTTCATCTTCAAATACATATTCGAATTTTTTCGGTTTTTCCGTTTTACTGTTATTTTCTTTAGTATTTCTCATACTGCAAATGATTCACCACAACCGCAAGTTCGGCTTGCATTCGGGTTTATAAATTGAAATCCTTTACCATTTAAACCATCTGAAAATTCTAATTCAGTACCGAATAGGTATAGTAACGATTTATTATCTACTAATATTTTTACACCTTTATCTTCCGCAAGTGTATCTGATGGTTGCTGGTCGGTATCAAATGAAAGGTCATATGATAATCCACTACAACCACCACCCTTAACTGCCACTCTGACATAGGGTGTTTTAAATCCACTTTCTTCTATAAGAGAGTTTAATTTATTTGCTGCTGTTTCTGTTACTTTAATCATATATGACTTTCTTCAAATATTAATTCTTCTAATCCTTGCTTCTTTCTATAATCGTTGATTGCTGATTTGATAGCATCTTCAGCTAATACCGAACAATGTATCTTAACAGGTGGTAAGGATAGTTCCTCTACCAATTCCATATTATCCATTTTGATTGCATCATCTATTGACATTCCTTTCAACCATTCGGTTGCTAGGGATGATGCTGCTATTGCTGAACCACATCCAAATGTTTTGAATTTAGCATCAGTTATGATATTGTCATTTACTTCTATTTGTAATCTCATTACATCACCACACTCCGGTGCACCTACCAATCCCGTACCTACATTAGATTTACTTTTATCTAAAGTTCCTACATTTCGTGGGTTATTGAAATGGTCTATTACTTTATCTCCGTATGCCATATTAATTTATTTACTATAAATATACAACAAATTCTTTACTTTACCAAATTTTTATCCAATTTGCCAAGTCCTCATACCAAATTTATTCCAAGTAAATGGTTGATTATATCCCATTTTTAATTCATCCAATGCTTTAATCACATCGTACTTTGTATTGTTTGGGCAATAGAAGAACATAAATCCTCCACCGCCGGCTCCACTTATCTTACCACCGGTTGCTCCTGCTTTTAGTGCAGTTTTATATAGTAACTCTATTTCAGGTGTACTGATTCCTTTTGCCAATAATTTCTTTTGCTGAAATCCATAATCTAATATCTCTCCCAACTCATCTATATTTCCTTTGATAAGACAATCTTTAATCATCTTAGCTTGCTCTACCAATGCATGTAGTGAAAGTAACGATGTAGTATTATTATCAGCCATTTTTTGTACTTGCTCTTCTAATACATCTGAACTATTACGAGTAAAGTTAGTAAAATATAAAACAATATTATTTTCAATTTCATCTTGTACTCTATCTCTAATTCTGATTGGATTTACAATTACATCATTTCCTCTAAACTCCATATAATTGAATCCACCGAATGCTGCTGCATATTGGTCTTGCTTACCACCATTTTCTTTTAGTTCAACTCTTTCAATTTGGATTGCCATTTCGGCTATATCATACTCACCCAAAGGTAAATTGAATAATTCCATATAAACACCTATAAGAGAAACAATTAACGTAGATGATGTTCCCAATCCACTCCCAGTTGGAACATCTTGATTTGTAACTATATCATATCCAATTGGCTCTATTTTGAATCGCTTGCATATGTGATTATGGGTTGCTTTAAAGAGTTTTAATCCATAAGAACAATCTAACTCACTACCAAATTCATGCTCTTCGTATTCATCCTTATTTACCCATTTAAACGTAACTTTGTTATCATCTCTTAATTGTAAAGATGTATGAGTAAATAAACGAATTGTAGTATTGATTACCGCCCCGATATGGGATTTAGTATATTCTGGCATATCAGTACCACCCCCACCAAAAGAAATTCTAAATGGAACTTTACTCCTGTATATTTTCTTCTTCATCTAAATGATATCTTAATGGGATTTTTTTAATTTTGATTCTATTATCACCTGCTAATAAAAAATAGCAGTTGTAACAAAGTGGTCTCACATTATCTATGTGTCTATTATCTATATTACCATCTAAGAAATCTAAAATTATTGGAGCTTTATTATCGGTAATTCTTCTTTCAGAATAGCTACAACAACTACATATTTCAGGAACCAATCCACTTTGAAATATTTTATTTTTATATTTCCAAAGCGGTATATGATTATGCATACCTTCTAATAATTCTTCCGCAGGATACTTTTGTTTTCTTGCTCCAAATACTTTTTTTATACCAACTCCGGTTGGATTTTTTAAATCTTCAAATATACCATATAGTTTGGCGTATTTTTTATAGGTATTATAAGATATACCCAATACTCTAGCAGCTTCCATTGCGGAACTAGAATTTTGCTGTGCTGCCTTAATTTGAGATTCTAAGATTGGTTTTGCACCCAATCCTCTTTTTGTAATACTTTGCTTTAGGTTCGGAAAGAACCCTTCATCATTATTTTCTATGTCCATAACATTATTTTGATATACTATAAATATCAAAAAATAATATTTCTATACAATTATTGATATTAATTTTGAAAAAGTATCATCAGGAGATGCGGATGTATCTAAATCTACATAGAATTCAGTAGGTTTTTCATAATCTAATGCGAAGAAATCTTCTCTACCTCTAATTTTTTTAGTGTGACAATATATTTCCTGAACCTTACATTCCGATTTAAGTTCTTCTCTCATTTCTTTATATGGAGAAACTAAACTAATTACAACATCGTTTCCACAACTATGTAGGTATTTAGCAATATCAAATGCTTTTTGGATATTTTTTTGTCTACCTTCTTTGGAATAATCTTTGTTTGGGAATAGTTCTCTTAATTGGTCACCATCGATATGAAATACGGATTTTCTCCAATTTTTCTTTTCAGTTTGTAACCAATATTGTAACTTTTTAGCCAATGTGGTTTTACCACTTCCTGGCTGACCTGTAAATAGGTAAATCATAACTATTTCTTTTTTAATGCGAATTGTGCTGCTTTATATGCTTTTGTATCTTTATCGTATTTTAATGCTGAACCCAATTTAATCATTTTACCAGTTTCAGGATTTTTGATTTTCTTTTCTAAATCCATTTTTGGTAATAAATTCTTTAGTTTCATATTTCCTTTTATATCGTTTTTATCTTTTATAAAATCTTTTTCTTTTTTAGAGCTCGTATCATCTTTTTTTGTTGGGGCTTTGGGAATTTCATGCTGAACATGTCTCACTTTTAAAGATATCTTTGGATACTTTTTAGCTAACTTCTTTACGGCTGCTACGTTTTTATGTGAATCATCTATAAAGAACACATCATTAACACCACCCTTTATTTTATCTTCAATCCAATCAGCCTTTTTTTGTGGGTCTGCATCTGCTAAAGCAACAACGAATATATCATCTATTCCAACATCTTTTAAATAATCTTTAACAGGTCTATATGAACTTCTTGCCGTTAAAATAACAACATCCGAACCACCCACTCTTAGTATATTTTTAAGTAAACGAGTTACTCCTTTAATTTCTTGCGGTCTTTTAACACTTTCAAAATCGGAAAAATCAAATTTATCTCCTTCTTTTGGTTCATATATTGCATATTCTCCAGGTGTTAACTTTGAGTTTTTTCCATCTTTATGGGTAATGTAAATATGCGATTTAGTCTTAACTAATGTATCATCGAAATCAAATACTCTTAATTTTTTATCACCTTTAGCTTCGTTCATAGGTATGAAAGCAGATAGCATTGGATTGGAATATACTTTTCCAAACTCAACTTCAAATCCGTTATACACACCTTTTGTGAATCTATTTCTAACCATTTAATGTGGTCTTCTTTGGTTTAGCTTTTTTAGAAAGTTCTTCGTTTTCTTTTGTTAGATATTCAACTTTAACAGTCAATGCTGCTACTTGCTTAGTCAAATCTAATATCATATTTCTCATCTCATCTTTTTCTTTTGATGATTGAGCTAATAATGCTTCTAATTTTGCAATACGGTCTTTACAATCATGTCTGATGAATTCATCATCTCTTTCTTTACGCATTGCTCTTTTTTCGTAAAATCTAAATGCAGTAGTCCCACCTAATACAGTGATTGCAGTTATTAAAACTGAATAAATGTTTTCCATTATTCTCCGTCTAATTTATGAAAGCCGGTATTGGCTTGGTTAATATAATTTTGTGCTTGTGAGATATGGTCTTGTATCCAACCTGCTAAGTTTTTTTCATCAGTTCCAACCTTACCTTTAAGTTCGGTTGCATTTTTAATAATATCATCCAATAAATTTACAGCCATTCCAACTTCGTGGTCAGTAGTTTCAGGTCCTTCATTTATTTTGTGTTTAAGTAATTCAGTCATTTTATTGAATACTTGCTCACCGCCCGATTCTCCTAATCTGTATGCACCGCCTAATTTTTCATAAATTTGTATTTTATTTTTCATTGGCAATTCTTTTTCTGCCAATTTTTTCCAAATTTTTGGATGCGTTACTTCAAATTTCATATTTTTTCTTTTTGTATATACGAATATAAATATTGAAAAAATTCAGAATGTCCAAATTTTGAGAAATGTCTATCACTATTTTTCTGCCACCATTCGGTTTTTTTATCAATATATGGTTTAAACCACGCATCACCACCATTTGGATTTGGTATAAAATGCTCTTTATATTGATTTTTCATAGTATCAAATGCATGAACTCCTTGTATAGAATCTAAGCACCAAAAATTAAAATTTATATTCATTTGTTTCATTATTTTGAATATAAACAAATATTGTTCTAATAATTGCTGAATATATCTTTTATACCCATCTTCATCTTGTAAACGTTTGGTATAAAAATCTATTTCATAATCAAATATACCTTTATCCAATAGTTGCTCCTTTGTATTATGTAATATATCTACTCCACCATTTTTATAAAAGTCATATGTTCTATTAAAAAATGTTAACCCTATAATAACAGTATGTGCATCATTTGGATTAAAGTTTCTATAAATCATTTGTAATAACCCTTGATTCGATATTCCAGCGTGTCCTTGGTCAAATATTTCTAATTGTAATTCATCTCTAAGTAAATATGGCCAAGAGAATTCTTTTTCAACATTTGAGCCATCTGTTGAATAGTTTGTAGAAAAAGAATCTCCATAAATATATAATTTATTTTTCATTTGGATATCCTATAAATGATAGTATGCAATATCTATTTTTGTCTCCGATTACTTCTGTAACAGTGTGTTCTATATCAAATTCTTTTAAATCTAAAATAGCTATATTTCCAATTTTTGGTATAACTTTTTCAGATTTATTTAATATAAGTATTCCACCATTTTCTTCATCGTATTCTTCATTCAAATAAATTAAAACAACGCACAACCTACCATCTACTTTTCCATCTTTATGGTTTTGTAAAAAACACCCTTTACCATACATTGTAAATTGTGAGTTAAATTTCAATGGTTGTGTATCATCTACATCGTAGAAATATCTGGCAATCTTATTAAAATATGGTTTAAAATAATTTTGTACATCCATTTTTTTATCAGCTGCATTCCAATACCAAATCTGAAATAAATCTTCTTTCAAATATGAACTTCTTATATAGTTTTTTATTTTTTCAGCTTCTTCGTATGTATCAGCATCGTGCATTGACCCTCCTGTTCCATTAAAAATATCCGATATTACGATATCATCCATTAAATCTCTGTTGGTTATATCAAGTCTAATACCTGACATTATTTTTTTGTATTCAGAGTCATCCGAACCTATCATATGCTTTTTTATACCAGATTCCATTTTTTCATCAAAATCTGAAATATGGAAATAGCAATATCCTTCCGTTTTTAATTTATTTTTTAATTCTTCTTTAGTCATTTTTTACTAAATTTTTTTTATCAAATGGAAAACAAATTATAGTATATCTTTCTACATCGTTTACTACTTGCTCAACCTGGTGGTATATATCAAAATTTTGTAGGTCTATAATTGCCACAGTTCCAAATTCAGGAATTACTTTATAATCAATACCATCATCTCCTCTTAAAATTAAATTACCACCATCTTCTTCTTTCCAATTTTCATTAAGATACACTAACATAGATGCATAATTTTTAACAGGGCTCTTACCATCTATGTGGTCATTTAAAAAGCATCCTTTGTTATATAAAGAAATACTTATATCTAAGTTTAAATCGGTATCATCATCTATATCATAAAAATATTTGGTAAGTTCTTTGAATAGTTTTCTCAAACTATTACTTCCATGTGTTGGATACCCATATAACCATATTTGAACTATATCTTCTTTTTTTAAAGATAAAATTTTTTCATCTTTAAGTTTACTAGCTTCTTCGAATGTTTTATAATCTCCATTTATACCTTTTTCTTCTACTGATTCGACAAAATCGGCCCTAAGATAAGTCATATTTTCTCTTTGAGACTCTATTTTATTACATTTATATTTACTTACAATATCATATAATTCTGAACTCAATTCAGCAATATTAAAACTACAATATCCATTTTTATGTAGATGTTCTTTTGCTTCTAAAATATTCATATTAATTTATTTAATTCTGATTGAAAGTTATCAAATGCTTTCTTTTTAAATTCTTCTTTTCTATCAATTCTATTTATGATAGAGTCATAATGCTTTCTATTTCTATAAATATAGTTCTCACAAACAATATAATTTTTTAATTTAAACTGATATATGTTTGCACCACTTTGGTTTAATTTTTCAATACCCCACATCAAAAATGTATCATCCGGTCCATATGCGCCCATTGATTCTGGCAAAGGTATTCTATCTAATAAAGGTTTTGATAAAAGAGTGAACCAACCTGCTCCAAATTTTGTCTTTGGTTGGCCTGGCACATCATTGAATACTGTTTCCAATTCGACATCACCAACTTCACCACTTTCTGCAAATGGATTATTAGTTTTACAATAATCTAATGGTTTATTCATATAGTTTATATTAACTAAACAATCCCAAGTTGCATCCCAATATTTAACTATTTCAGGAGTTATAAAGTATTTATCAACAATAGGGTCGGTTTCTTTTAATCTATCAATACTTGCTTCCAAATAATAAAGAATTTTATCATCAAAACAAATATCAGTATCTAACCAAATGAAGTGAGTTGCATCTTTGCATTCCATATGTGCATATCTTTTAGTTTGGAATGCGCCGAAGATTTCATCTCTAATTTGATAAGTTGCTTTTCCTGCCCAATCTGTGAGTGGTTTTAATGAATTGAATCTATCTATAAAAAATTGCTTATCTACTTTAGAATTTTCCCAATCAAATAAGTAATCGGAAACTGAAAATGAAATGTAAAATTCATAATTGTTACCATCTACGAATTTAGATGCTTTATTCAAATCAACCAATACTCTTTCTAAATCATCCAACTCATGTGGCATTACGAAAGATGTTATAACTATTTTTTTCATTTGTATTTGTTTTCTATTAAATATTTCAATTCTTGTTTTCTATCATATTGATGAACTAATACATATGGTACTTCTCCATTCATAACAATTTCATTTTCGATAGAATATGTTTTCTTTTCAAATCTATTATCTTTTGTTAATGTATCTACTTGTAATGCAAAATCAGAATTAAGTTGGATTTTATTTGATAATAAACTATTATTGATTATTAGATTTAATGCACTTTGGTCAGTAAAATGTCTTGTATCTCCTGCCTGTGATACCAACCACACTAATTGTAATAAGTCTTTTACTGATTGATATTTTCCGGCAATAACACCAACATTTGCTACTACATTTTGTTTTATGGAATCCCAAAATATAGGCCCATATCCTTCGTGAATGTTTTTATGTGCCCAGGGTTCATCTTCATTTTTAATACATTCGGATGCAACTATGATTTCTGATTTCAAATTTTCAAATAACCAATTAGATGGATTAGTTTGCCATACAATATCTCTAACATCCGTTGTTATAATACGATTCCATTTTCTTTCATCATTTTGTAAAAACCACCACATATCAATCAATCTTTTCATATGCGGATGTCCTTGCAATTCTGCACCATAGCATTCCCAACCCTTTGTTGTAAGATATTCAATTGTTTCAGATGGCAGATTATAACATATCATTATTTTATCACCTTCAAACCCACTATCATTTAGGGATTCTACATATATCTTAATCTTTTCTGGCAGATAGTTTGCTATTGCTGATATAACTAAGTCTTTCATTATCTTCCGTATTTTTGCCAATCGTTATGCATAAATAATCCTTCATTATGCCCTACTTTATAATTTTGTTGAACCCACCATTTACCTATATTCCCTTCTAATGCAATCCCTTCTCCTGCAAATGGTTTAACAACATCTAAATAAAACTGCTTCTTATACAAACATGGGTTGTTCGTCCAATTACCATATCGAGAAGTAGTCCAAAACATATCTTCTGATTTTTTAATAAACTCTGAAAACTCAATATCAGGTTCACACCAATGTAGTGAATCTAATAAATGTGGTGATTGTGCACCAATCTCATCATCATAATAAGTCAATTCTTGTCCTTTATGTCTAAATGAAAAATGTGGGTTACCTGGATTCTTTCTATGTCTTAGACGAACTACATCCATTCCCATTTCAATCGCTGCTATACTTCTTTTTAATGTGTTGTATGTGGTTTCTTTATCTTCTATTAGATTCCAATCGTGCTCTAAAACCAAAACATAATTAGATTGTGCATTTTCAGTAAGTCTTATGAATCCCCTACCAATCCCAATGTTAGATTGTAAAGCAATAAAATCTAATCCAAAATGTCTAGCTATTTCAATATCTTGCATAGTTGATTCTTGAAATAAAATAGTTACATCATTTACCATATCAAATAATCCATTATTATGATATGTTGTTAGGGTATCCACTAATACCTGTCCGCTATGCCAGGAAAGTATTCCGATACTAATTGGTAATTTATCCATGTACAAATAATTTTAAAAAGTTAATTTGGTCTTGTTTTTTTCTTTCATCCCATTCCTTTTCATCGGATGTTGTACTCATTTCGGTTTCCACTTTAAAATTTCTTAAAATACCTTTTGGTGTGGGATTTATATCTTTAATAAAATTATCACCATACCATATTTTTATATTTTCAGGAATATCAATCCAATGTTTTTTATTTAAGATAATAAAGCATCCCCATCCCCAATCGTTTATGCCAGTCCTCCATACATCAATATATGGTCCTCTATCTTCATCAATAGGGTCTTTATAGTTTCCTTCACCCATACCAATAATTCCGAATTGAGAAAGAACATCTTCGGTAATTACTCCAAAGATATTTGTATCAAAGTTAATATCATCGTTTAACAATGCTATATAATTATTTTTAGCAAGTTTAATTCCTAAATTCCAAGCTGGGTTTACATATATGTTTTCACCTGTTTGAACTAATTTTACTTTATCCAATGCTTCAAAGTATTCGAAGAATTTACCACCATTATCTATTAGTATAATCTCATCAACATATTCACATTTTATTAAATCAAACAATAATTTATTAATTCGGTTTGATTTCCAAAGCGTTGGTATTACGATTGTGTATTTATCCATTCAACAAAATTTTGTGGTGTAATAATATTCAACATTGTCCATTGGTTTATTCTGAAATATGAATATGTTTTATAATTTTCAGTTAGCGGATGATATGGTATATTTGTACCTCTACGAATGATTGCGCATCCATAATCAGTATTAATTACTTTTATATCTAAATCTATTCTTTCAACTCTTAATTCGGCAATTGCTTTCCACACATCTCCTGTCCATTCTCTTCCGTGGTCATCTCTTGCTTGCATATCTTCGGTAGATGGTAAACAATCGTGACAAACTATTGTACCATTATCTGATAAATGATTAAGTGAATTTTCAATATCTTTCAAAACCTGGTCATCGTGATGTAATCCATCTATGAAGATAATATCATATTTCACATCATCTGAAATAGATTTAAAATATTCATCTGATGTTCCAACGAATGTTACCTCACCTCTGGGAAATGGGTCAATAGAAACTTTACATTCCGCATTTACTTTATCAAAATTGGATGTAGGGTCTTGCGTTCCAACTTCTAAATACGATTTGTATCCGTATTTTTGGATAAGTGCATTTATAATATCTGTTCTTTTCATTATGTTAAGGTGTTTAATTTTTCAATATCGTTTGAGCAAAGTATATCTGAAATTTCATTTATCTCATTTTCAGGTTTATCCCACCATTTTAATTCTAAAAGTTTGTTGATAACTTCATCACTAAATCTTTTTCTGATTTGTTTTGCAGGATTTCCTCCTACTATCGTATATGGTGGTACATCTTTAGTAACTACACTATTTGCAGCAACCACTGCCCCATCCGCAATTCTAACTCCACTCATTATTGTACACGATGTTCCTAACCAAACATCATTTCCGATAGTAACATCTCCCTTCGTTGACGGATGCCCATGGTCTTTTTTAACCTTTGGAAATTCAGTTTCTCTAATATGTCCAAATGGATAAGTAGTAAACCAATCCACTCTATGATTTGCTCCTAAAAATACGGTCACACCTTCTGCTATTGAGCAAAACTTACCTATTCTTAAAGTTTTACCTTCATTACCATGTATAATTTTAATTCCATCATGCCCGTATGTATTACTTCCTACTTCTTTCATATGCTGCTATTAATTTATCTACCACCTGAATTTGTGTGTAATTATGCAATACTTTCATCATACCATTATGTGCTATTCTTTCCCTCTCTTCTTCGTTTTCATTGTAGAAATTCATCTTTTCTATACAATCAAACATATCATCATAATAAACAATATCCACTCTATCTACAAAGATATCTCTTAATCCGGTTTCCGGTGGTAGGTTATCGGTTAGTACCATTTTCCCACAAGCCATACCTTCAAAAATTCTGCGAGTAATTTCTTTCCATCTGCTATTCTGAATTACCATCATACCACTATTTAAAAATTCGGTATGTTCTTTCGGTCCTAATCCATTTCTATTACCAACTGCTCCTTCTGCCCAATTTGTAAGATAATCCAAAAAATCAGAATTACCAAATCCTCTTGTGGTAACTGCAACATACTTAGGTTCTAAATTCATAGGAAATTGAACTTTGGTATCAGCAAAGTGATTTATCCATTCTGCATTAATACCTCTATTACGATACTCTATCGCCGATTGCTTATCCGGTGTGATTGTATAATGAAATCTATTTGCTTTTGGATAGTTTCTTTCAAAGTTTTGCGGGTCATCTGCACTTTCTTGTATCCAAAATGCAGAAACTAAATCTTTATTCAAATATTGCGAATCAAATCTACCCCAATCCATAAACAATACTATGTCCGTTTGTGGTTTGGAATCTACCCAATTCTTTAAATCGTTATCATTTGTTTTAATTATATCAACTATCCACCCTCTTTCTTTGAACTCATTTACCAAAGCCATTGGCGTAGACCAAACTTCACCATCTTTATAATCGTATATAAATGTTATCTTATTTTGCATATTCTTCTCTTTTAAATTCGATTAGATAGTGGTTTTCACCTTCTCTATTATATGGTGAGTATGGCTTCCAATTGATTCCATTTTGTATATACTCAACTTCTGCATTAAATCGATTATCTTTATTTTTTTCTATTTTTATTGTTTTAGCATATTCGGATTTCATCCACCAAAAGTTGCCTGAATATATTCTCCATTTTCCAGCTCTACCTAATAAAACACCATATGTATTAAAATCGGTTTTTTCAAATATTTTAAATACATCCATTACCCTTTCTATATTAAAGTAATTCATCAGATGTCTCCAATTTTTAATATTTTCATTGGATTGTTTAGATGCGCCTTTTGTGTGAAGATACAAAATATAATCAGAATCTCCAAATTTATCTTTATCTTTTTCTATCAAATCCAATGTAACAAATTCATTTCCTCTTACACGGACATCTCTTATATTGTCAAATTTTTCAAATAAATGAGATATAGAATAGTTATCTTCACCAATAGAAATTCCTATATTTAAATTATAAGGAAATTCAAAATGTTTTTTTATTAGATTGTACTGCTCATCTATTATGGATTCAACCCCATCTATTGCATATATGTGATAATATATGTGAACCATTATAACGTATCGTAATAGTTATTTTGTTTTTCTTGTCTTTCTATTGTTTTTGGATGCTTAATGCAATAGATTTCATCTGTAGGAAATGCAGTATAGTTTTCAAAACCACCTATTCTTTCGTGCACTTTACCAACCCACCCAATAGTTTTTTTGTTTTTATAGATACGGGTCTGAACATCAGGAAAGTTAACCCATCCCTTTTCATTAACTTGCCATCCCCATTTTTGAATATGTGATTGGGTTAATCCTTCTACTGTGTTTATACGAGGAACTACTATTAAATCTTTATCTGTATTTGAATCTAATAACATTTCCATATTTACAATTAAATCAGGCATAAGATATTCATCTGCATCTAATTGAAATATCCACTCACCCTTACATTGTGAGTTTAATAAATTTTTCCATTGTGCAAAATCGTTATCAAATTCGGATTCAATCAATGTGATGTGGTCTGCGTTTGCTTGTAACTCTAAATACTCTACCAATTCAGTAGGTGCTTTAGGAGTATCTAATAAAACTACGATTTCTGAATTTTCTTCTTTATAATTTAGTAATTGATTTACTAAACGAATTGTTTCTTCGACTTCATTACAAGCCGTTATTGCGTAACTTAATTTCATCTATATAACTTTTTAATTTATCAGTTGGTTGCCATCCTAATCTTTCGATAGCATCATTATTGATTCTTAATGTTTCTCTGTAATTTCCTTTGACATCATCTACATATTCTTTTTTAATATCACCAAACATATCAGCAACTTCATTTAGGGAATAATTTTTTCCTGTCCCCAATTCCCAAGCATCTTCATGCTTTTCATCACTTTCTGCTATTCGGATTAATCCATCAACAATATCATTGATGTGAGTAAAATCTCTACGTTGCTCACCATCGCCATGTATTAAAATTGGTTCTTCTTTTTTGATTGCTGCTCTCCACAATCCAATTACAGCAGCCATATGCGAATCTACTAACTCACCAGGTCCATATACATTATAGAATCTTACTATCTCTGCATTCAACTCATATACCCTCTTAAACATCTTTATCCATTCTTCACCCATATGTTTACTCATAGCATACGGTGATAACATTGGATTATGATGACGAGATGAAGAACCGGCATAAATTAATTTAGAGCTATTATGATATGCATATTCAGTAACTTGCTTTGTACCATCTACATTACAACTAAAAGTTAAAGTTGGGTTTTTAAATGAGGGTTGAATTCTACTTAATGCTGCTAAATGAAAGATATAATCATATGATTTATCTTTAACATTATCCATAGCTCTAACATCACCACCAATAAAATTCACAAATGGATGAATCTTAGCTTCCTTTCCAATAGATAAGTTATCAATAACATCTACATTATATCCTCTTTTAAGTAACTCTGATGAAAGGGCGTTACCAACAAAACCTGCTCCGCCTGTAACTAATGCCGTTTTCATTAATCTTCGTTATGTGGTTTATTATTTGTATAATGCCATGCACTACCGCTTGGGTATCCATATGTAGTTGATGTGGATGGACTATATGTAATAGAACCATAACCGGGTGTAGTTGTAACTGCAAACCCAGGTGATGATGTTCCAAATGAACCACTACTACATGTTATTTTGTATGGGCTATCCATTGGGTTAGGATAGTGAGGCCACTGCCAATGTGGTGCGGGAGTAATATTTGGAACTCCTATACCTGGTCCAATCGGTGTACCAACAAAATCATTCACCTCTTGTAATTTATCTTTGAGTGCATCCCATTGCTTTGGTGTGGGTGCGTATTCGTGGCAGGCTTCTACGAAACCTTTAAGCCATATAACATATTCTTTTGAGGTCATATTAATTTATTTTTAATTATATATTCTTCTATCTTTTTTGCTACAACTATATTACCATATTTACTTATATGATTATCATCTACTACACCATTTGTTTCTTCATGTATTTGCAATTTTTCTTTTATACAAAAATGCTTTAAAGATAAATCATCAAACAATAGACAATTTTCTGCAACTGAATTTATAGCTTCTAATTTTGTTTGGTAATCGCCCATTTCCCAAGCTGACCAAATTATTTTTGAACCTTTAGATTTGGCAAACGAATCAAATAATTTTATATTTCTAGTTAATTGCTTTAATTCATTATTTTCATTATGAATGTATTTCAAATAATTTTCAAATAAATTATATAATGGTCTATGAGATTCCTTATTTTCAAATGGATGTGCTGAAAATTCTAACATATTTAAATTGTGTTTTTTATTATCAACTTCATAATACCAATACCTACGATGTGATAATGATAATATTACAAAATAAATTTCGTTAGAATTATTATCAATTTCTTTAAATAAAGTTTCCAATATACAATCGTTTGATGATTGTGATTTGGCTAAATTAATTATTGGAATATTTAAAGAACGTTCTAATATGGATGTAAATCTATTGTACTCTCTGTATGAGTTCAAAAAATTAATAATATCTTTTCTTTGTTCGGGTGTAGAATTTTTTGGCCAATACCTTAAAGGAACTTCAGTATTTTCTATGTAATTATAATAATCAATATTATCTAATCCTCCACCCTGTGTAAAACTACAACCAAAAAACTTTATCATAACCTATTATATGTTTCCTTTTTGTGATTTTTTATCTATACCAATTACATTCATATTTTTAGGAGTCAATTCATTTACATCCATACTCAATTCTATAACTTTTCCAAACCCACTTATTTTATAAGTTCTATAAGCTTCATTTGTTATTATAGGTACTTTAGAGACTACGGATGAATAAAACTTTTTAGCCCCTCCTTTCATTTCTAATTTTTCAGTATCTTCATTTACAAATTTACCAAAAAATCTTTTAATTAGATTTGGATTTACGTTTGATACTTTAACGGCATGTACTATATCTTTTGCTTTAGATACAAATAAAGTATAAATTATTGGAGCAGTTGTATCGCTATAATTTCCTTTAGTACCATCCACATATTCGTATTGTTTTATTAAATAAAATTTAGCTCTAACCATCTTTTCAGGAGCTATATAATTTCTATTATCTATAAATTTACGATATATAGGATTGTAATTACTCATTACTTATTCAAAGGTTTTAATTTAGGTAATTGTAGTTGTTGGAATTTTGGTTGTATTTTAGTATAAATACCATAACCATTCAAAATACCATCAAACAATTTAGTCATTTTTTCTAAACTGAAGTTTTGTTTGTTTTGCTTTCCTAATTGGAATGATGCTACTTTGTATTTATCATAATTCTTATAAACATCTTTGATTACAGGCAATGCTTTCGAAACATTTACATTAAACCATTGTGATTCTTTTAATAAGAATTGGTCAGCGGCAGATTCATGTACAGGTTTTAATTCACCTTCTAATAATACCGCACCACTCTTTAAGAAATCTAAATGCCCACTCCAATTAGAAACAATTACAGGCTTACCTGTTAAACTGAATTCTAATAATGGTCTACCAAATCCTTCACCCTTTGTAAAGTTTAACATTGCTTTTACTTTTGGATGTTCGTATAACCCATTCATTTGAGATGGTGTCAAATCACCATGCAATAGATAAATTGGAACTTGTCCATAATCTTTACCCAATGCTTGTTTTATTTTTTTGATAGTAGTTTCTCTATCCATTACACTAAACCCAGCTGATGATGTTTTTAGAATCAATGCGGGCTTTACTTTTTCATTTTTGAAAGCCATTGCGAATGTTTTAATCATCATTCCCACATTCTTTCTATCTTCGCCCAAATCACCTCTTAACCAATGTCCTACGAATAAGAATGCAAAATCTTCTTTGATTTCATCTAATTCGGAAATATTAGCAACAACTTCAGTTCCAAAATCTTCTTCATCAAACCCTTCGAAAAGAACTTCAATTGGTTTTTGAATTTTATGCTGTGCTATTAACTGACCGGTTCTTTTATCTTGTTCATTATATACAGTATCTACTAAACTTTTTTTGGAATGTTCCGATGGAGTAATAATTAAATCCATTCGATTACATCCATGTATCCAATCTAATGCACAATGTGTAGTTTCAATTGCTGCGGTGATTCCTATGTTGTAAAAACCTAATGGTTGAAATTCGTTTGGAACAGTAACCTGTATGTATATATCTGGTTTTTGCTGCGGTGATGGTATAATGTTATCTATAATCCATTTGTGAAATGGTTTATCATAATTAAGTGCATCCATCGGAGTATTTCCCCAACGAGTACTGATTACTTTGATATCAAATTTATCCAATTTATATAATGAATGCAACAAATCTCTAGCGTGGTCACCATATCCACTTCTCGTTGCAATTGGTGCTTGAAATACTAATGTTGGTTTCATATTATAACTCTATTAACTTAAATTTTTGTTTTGGTTTCCAATTTGCAAATGCACCTTCCATACCTTCTACCAATGCATCACACATTGCTTCTTTACTTAATTTACCCTCTCCTAAAAAATGTTTTCTACCTTTCAATCCCGCTGCTTTTCTTTCCTCTCTACCCATTTGATAGAATTCCATAATTAAAGGAGATACATCCTGGAAATCAATCCTATCATCAAAAATATATGGAGTAGGAACTGAACCTGTTGTTGAACGGACTGGCCAAATTGGTCTTACCCAATCTCCCCAAACGTGTGTATTTTTTTTATACTTATCATGTAATGAGCCAATCTCCACATAATCTTCTGCAGTTAATAGTTTACCATTACCTTTTTCTCTAAATCCACATTGGTCTTGTAATCCACCTGTTACCGTTACAATGATTGGAGTTCCAGCCATTACCGATTCCGCAGTTGCTAATCCAAATCCTTCGTTAGAAGCCACATTGATTGTTACATCTGCCAAATTATAAAGATAATTAAGTTCTGCTTCGGTAAATTTATCTGGAACAAATATAACCTTTGAATCCGGCATACAATGTTCTATGAATGTAGGTAAATCAGTACCATGCTCTTGTACTGGTTCGGTATGCATTAACATACAAACTTTATCCCATTTATCTTCTGATAAGTTTTTTCTAAACTCATCGAATGCCAACATAGCATCCATAGGTTGTTTTCTACGAATATTTCTATTATTCCAATATAGAATAAATTCATATTCTTTATCTCCAAAAATTCTTTTCTTAAAATCAGTAGGAACATCTACTGGCTTATACAATTCGGAATTAATACCATGTGGTACATAACTCACTTGCCAATCTTTAGCAGTATTCCAATGTTTTTCTTTATCCCAACCATATACTCTTTTAGTGATACCATAGGTTTGCTTTGAGATACAACCAATCCAATCACAACTTTCGTAATAATCTCTATTGTACTTTGGGTCTGGCAAATCATCCCAAATGTGATAAAAGAATAGTGGAACTGATTGACGGATTTCATGCTCAATATCGTACAACCAAATCCAATATCTCGGGTCAGTAAAGTGTAGAATAGCATCTGGCTTTTCTGTCATTAATAATTGTCTGATTACATCGGCATTACCATAACCATCAAATGGATATACTTTTACATTAGCATCAGCTACACCCGTTTGTTCCCTAACACTTTCATTTAAATCTAAGATTTTTCCAGCATCTGGATGTTTGATTGCTGCTCCTAGTTGAACCCAATCGTACTTATCTACTGTACCCAACACTAATTGTTTGGAAACATTAGCTATACCACTAGTCATACGAAGGTCATCGGATAGTAATAGAATTTTCTTTTTTGCCATAACTTATTTTGTTCTCTTAAAATTGCGAACCACTAATTTGTAATATAGTGTATTCGTTTAATTGTTTTCTAAATTCTTCGTTTTTAGTGTAAAGGTCTAAAGTTCTATTAACAAGTCTTTGAAAGTTTAATCCACCTTGAATTGTGGTTATTTTAAAATCCTCATCATATAACTTTTTTATAACCTTAACAGTTGTTAATTTTAAATCTGCCATAGTTAATAATATTTGTATATACATATATATACAAAAAATTATTTTCCATCACAATGTGTTCCATAAAATTCACACCAGCCACATAGCTTTGATGGTTTCTTAGGGAATTGAACATCGGTTCTATAAGTACCATCGGTATTAAACACATTATCAACAAAGGTATTAAACTCATTCCAAGCTTTATTAATAGATGGTTTACCATTTGCCGGAACGTGTCTACTAATACGTGGAATCACATAATCTGCATTTTCGGAAACTTTTCTTTTTAGAATAATAAATTCAACATCTATCATATCCATAGAAACTCCTAGCATTTCTGAATAAAACTTTTTGTAAAGAAGTATTTGTGCGTTTTTTGTTGGGTCTTTCTTTTGGTACTTACTCCAACCTGATGTAGATGTTTTGAAATCTATGATTCTATATTTGTTATCAAACTTACTTCTAACTACCAAATCTATAAATCCTAAAAAATTAATGTGTTCTCTGATTTTAGTATTGATTGGTTGTTCGATAGCAACTAACTCATCGTACTTTAGAGAAAAGAAATTATTAAAGTTTTTAGATTTTTGAAAATAATCTAATATAAGATTTCCATCTTCTAAAAATTCTACTAATTCTTCTTTGGTGCAAATCGGGTCTTTACCTTCATTGGATTCTTTGAGATACATCTCTCTCATCTTTTCTTTAAGAAATGCTTTCGTATCCATTCCCTTATCAGCTTGTGATTTGGAGATACGAAGGCATTTACTTAAATACTCTTGCAATGTTTCGTGCATTGCTGACCCAAATACTGAATGTATATTGGATGTGGATTGCGATAACCCATCTATGTAACTTAGTTTATATTGTTGTGGGCAACTGCTCCACATACTATATTGTGAAAATGATACTCTAGCCATATGACAAATATACGAAATTTATTTAAAAAAACCAAAGATTTATATCTTTAATTTGAGTTTCGTAATTTGTTTTTTCTCTATTCCGTATTTTTCACAAATGTATTTTATGTTCTCTCTACCTTCTCTCGTAGAGTATAAAATATCAATGTATTCTAGTGCCTGTGATTCTGGCACTGTAAATTCTTTTTTGATTAACTCAACTAAAAATTCTTCGTATTTTTCATCGGATTTTCCTTTTGTATATTTTAGATACTGCTTTCCTTTTGGGAGAACATTAATATACAATTTATACATCTCCTTTGGTTCTAAGGTTTGAGTTAATGGTAACAACGATGCAACAAGCTCAACCCATTCCGGCTTCATTGAAAGGAATCGATTAATCATAAAGTTACTCCACGATTTCTTATCCTCTTCCGATAGTTTATCGAAATAGTTTGGGTCTTGCTCTGCGGTAATCGCATTAAGATGGTCGAATAACTTTTTAGCTGCCATTATTTTTCTTCTTTTGGAGTTCTTAATTCTTCTGGTAAAAACTCATCCATTGGCTTACCACAATTAGTACATAATGGTACTTCAAATGGCATTACAGTATCTCTATCACCACCTGTTAATAATTTAGATGCCTTACGGAATCTATATCCTAACATAAAAAGTAAGTTACCACATTCGCATGGAATATCACGCGTATCTTTTAAATCGATTTGTGGTTGTTGGAATTGGTCTATCATCTTATAATATTTAAAATTTGAATAATTGTGCTCATAAACACTATTTCTTTATCTACTACTAACGCATCTTTAGATAATCCATCTGCGATAGTTAGTATTACATTTGCCGTATTTCCACTTGCGTAATCATCTACCTTATCATATAACATCGAATACATTTCCGAATAATCGTTTAATCGGTTATCTGCTACCGCCTGTCTGATTTTCATAAATAGATTACGCTTATCATCGGATGATTTTAGTAAATCAATCAATTTAGTTTGGAAGTTTGATTCCACCATAATTGCATGGTCTACTTTTAATTCACCTTTAGCGGATTGTAATTGACAGGTATTTAAGATTCTACGAATATCAGGGTAATATGAGTTGATAATATCAGCCATATTCTTTGGTTCGTATTTAATCTTTTCTGCATCCAAAATTTTAGCAACCTGTACGGCTACATCTTTTTTTGTTGGTGGTGTAATTGCAAATGATTGACAACGGCTTTGTATTGGGTCAATAATTTTCTCAATATAGTTACACGTCAAAATGAATCGGCAATGTTTACTGAATGTTTCCATTAAGTTACGAAGGATTGCTTGTGCGTTTGGAGTCATATAATCAAACTCATCCAAAATCACAACCTTAAATCCTGCAAACCCTACCGATGATGCGAAGTTCTTTACTTTGTTACGAACGGTATCCACATTGTTCTCATCCGATGCATTGATAATCATAAAATCACATTTGATTGTGTTTACGATTAACTTTGCTAATGTAGTTTTACCTGTTCCAGCTTTACCATACAACAATAGATGTGGAATATCGTTATTCTCTAAATATTGCTGAATAGTTTCTTTGATGGTTTCATTGCCAACATAATCAGCAAGTGTTTGTGGGCGGTATTTCTCCACCCACAAACTATGCTCTCTTTTGTTTATATCGTTTGCGAAAAAACTCATAATTAATTTTTTATGAAAACTCCGTTTTCGGTTTTACCTTTTCTATCTTTAATTTCGTTCCAAGCTGCCTCTAAACATTCAGCCGGCTCTAAACCCAATTGCTTTGATAAAATAATCAGAGTTACAAATGAATCACCAATACCATCTTTTATTTCCTCATCTTTAGATTTTAGTAAAGCACCTGCGGTTTCACCCACTTCTTCTAACACTTTTAACATTTGTTTTGGTGCATTATCTGCAACTAAAATACCTTTATCGTGTGCCCATTGGGTCACATTTTCTATTAAATTATCAAACGTCATTTTCTTTTTGTTTTGCTCTTTCTAATTTTGTTTCTTCCGAAATGTGGCGAGGAAACACTCTAAACATCATCCCATTTTGTTGGAACGTCAATCCATCGCCTTCCACGGGCTGAACTGTCAATGTTAATGCACTTGCAGTTTCTCCTTCATCAGAATACGCAAATACGATTGGTTCATTATTAAAAAACTGAAAACACCATTCCGCATCTAATATTTGTTCTTTTTGAGGAAGATTTACACTACCTTGCTCTTGTGGAAACAATTCTAATTGTTCTAATTCTGCCTTCTTTGCCATTTTATTAATTTTGAATTTCTACTAAATAATATTTACAAACGAACTCATCGATAATAAATTCAACGTGCGCTAATCCATCAGCGGATACTTTAAGTTTAGCTGCAGTTGCTTCTTTGTTAGCCGTTAAGATTTCCTTCAAATACTTAGCAGAGAATGAGATTGGTTTAACTTCGCCATCGAATCCTTTTTGGCAAGTGAATGTTACTCTATTTGTAGAGATAGTTGAATAACCGATAGCCATTTTCAAATCACCACCTTCGGTGAATACAGTGAATGTATCGATATCACTTAATGCACCTTTTGCTTTGATAAATTTATCAATCATAGTTGATGCCATTTCGATTGAGATACCAAATTCTGGCAACTGCTTCAAATCAGGCACCGCAGGTATTACACCTAAATCAGCCAATTGATAAGAAGTTTCAGTTTCTTCTGAATTTAATTTCAATACAGTTGCTTTATCACCTATTGTATCTACATTAAGATTAACATCGTTATCTAAAATACCAATAAGGTTTTTCAATAATGATGTGGTATAAATACCAATGTTGAATGGTTTTGATGTAAAACCATTAAAATCCACTTCACCAAGCATAGTTTTATCATCAGAAATAAAACGAACTGAAAGTTTGTTACCTTCTGCGTTCCAAGCTACTGATTCAATAACTCCACCCAATGAATACTTTTGAATGAATCGTGTCAAATTGTTTTTGTTCATAATCTAGTTTTTAAATTTTATTTTATTGTTACAAATATAAGAAAATATTTTGAATGTTCCAAATTAAAAGGAGAAAAACTTTTTAGCAGTTTGAGCTTCCGTACTTGCTTTTTCCCACTTTAAAGCCCTATAAAAATCATCAATTTTATTCTCCAATTCAGCTTTGTATATACCATCTCTATCCACATACTGCTCTACGAAATCCATAACCTCCTTTGGGTCATTATAATCTTTAAATGCTAATCCATCCAATCCCAATGGGTTTGTTTTAAGATATACCCATTTAACTTTATCACCATCTCTGATTGGTTCATGCTTATATGGACAATTAAAGAATTTCAGTAATCGATTGTATGCTATTCCAGCTTTTACGTGTGCCGGAGTTCCCTTATCAAAATCTGCTATGGATTTACCCTTTACCCAACTACCATTATCGTACTTACTCAATTCTTTGATTGCCCCACCCTTTGCTATTTTATTAACAGGCAAAGTACTCATAGATTTTTTGAAATTTAATAGTGATTCATCTATTTCAGAATTAGATTTACCCATTAAGATATCTTTCAATAACTTAGCCATAAAGTCCTGAAATGCTTTTGGAAACGATGAACGAACTACATCCAACCCCTTTACATCTAATTTATCGCAAGGGATACCATTTTTCAAAATCATCCATTGTGCGTATCGTTTTTTTGCTACCCAAAACCCCGCCTTACTGATATACTCTTTCTTAATTTCGAATCGATGTTTATCTTTTGAGATAAAGAAGAATCTTTCTGCTAATAAATCGTAAAACTTATTTAAGAATGATTGAGTTTCTTCGGCGATAGTATTTACCTCTTCGGCCATTCGGTTTTGGTCAAACTCTTTGTAGTTTGGATAACGATGTTTTACCAATGGTTCTGCCATCATATAGATTGAATCGGTATCTATATAAACATTGTAGTCGTCTCTTGTTCCGAGTTCTTTCCAGTATTTGATGTTTGCCATTTCTGCTGTTTTTTTGATAACAGTCTGTCCGGTGATTGTAACCGCCTCTGCATTATCAATATCATAAAACCGAAAGGCAGGCAAACCAAGAACACCATACATAGAGTTAAGAAGAATCTTCTGAACCAATTGTCTTTTTGCATAAAATTCATATTTTTCTGTATCTTTTTCTTCACCATATTTCTTTTCTAACTTTCTAAACTCCACACGCTTTTGAAACCAATCATTTAGAATATCTGCAATAAGACCTGGTTTGTCTTGGTTATATAAAACACCATTAGCACCCACCCCTAAGTTACTATCTTTAATAACTTCTTCTAATTCTTTCCGATTGTATTCGTATGTATCCCCATCTTTGCCAACCAAATTGTAAATCTTATCTTCACCTCTAATCCATTCTTCCGCATCCCAATTTGAAATCTTACCAACTTTGGTTTCGGGACTGATGTTTAGTGTCATAATGATTGATGGATATAGAGATGTTAAGTCCAAATCGTAAATCCAATCATACTTACCAACGATAGGTTCTTTTACATATGCTCCGATAAACTTCTCTTCATTGTTATCTCTAAGAGCCTGCATCCTTTCTTTCCTATCCTTTGGTTTATTAGTTGCTACCAATCCTTTCTTTTTAAGATACCCCAAACATGCTCCTTCTAACCACTTTGATGAAAATATATAATCCTCATAAGGAACATAGCCAGCGTGACAAACTGCTCTACATAATTCAATAAACTGAAGTTTATTATCCATTGCTACAACCAAGTCCACGTCGACAATGTTATACTCAATGAACTTTTCCAAATCAGTTTCGAATAGGTCATCTAAATTACCTTCATACTCAACCTTACCTCTACCCAATTCTTTTGTGGCAATATAGTTCAATGTATAAGATGATTCCAATGAGTATGTATATGTCTTATATAGGTTTAGATAATCTAAAATACTCACACCACCAAATTGCCACTTATCTCTATATGGTGAATAGAATGTTTGGCCTACTGGCGATAATCTTTTAGCATTACCTTCACCACATACATTTTTAATACGATTATAAAGGTATGGGATATCAAAGAAGTCAATATTCCAACCTGTTAATATTGTTGGATTGATTTCTTCATAATAATTTAGAAAAGATTGTAGTAAGTTTCTTTCATTATCAAAGATATGAATCTTTGCTTCTCTACCATCTTTATTAAACTGATTTGAATTATTTTTTATTTTACGTTCCTTATCTAAAACGAATACATCGAATAGTTTAGTTGCTCCATCATGTGCGGCAATAGCTGTAATTTCATTTTTAGCTTCCTTTGTATTTGGAAGCCCACTAATCATTTCAACCTCAATGTCAAATGTTAAAACTCTATGTCCTTTTGATGGTAAATCTGATTCATAAATATCAACTAACACTCTCGTTGTTTCAGGCACATCCGATTCAAACAAATCTTCTGCATCATCTTTTTCCCACTTTGATATTTTAGTTAATCTATCACCATACATTGAACGAAATTCTCCATATGGGTCTTTCTTATAGGCATACTTACGATAAGGAAATGTTGTATATCCTCTTTCATCATCCCACAAATGTATTAAATTTCTCTGCCTCTCGTAATAAATGTTTTGATACATTAACCTATTAATTTTTCGTTTAAAACTTTAATCATTTTACTATCGTTTAGCGATAGTTCTTTTGCTCTTTCAATTGCTTTATTGGATATTTCTAATCTATGATTATCATCATCCAATATTTTATCTAACATATCAAACAAATCCTTTTTATATTTAAAAAATAAACCATTTGGGTCTATCTCTTTGTAACAATCTGATTCCTGAAATATCATAGGAGTTCCATTCATCATACAATCGGTTGCCGCTACACTCCATCCATAATTCGTTTGCCTCATCTGAATACCTACCATACATTCTTGTAATCGTTTATAGTAGTCATGCTTAGCTACTTTGGTATTATCAACCCAACTAAATTCTGGCTTACCATCTAATTGTGGCACCCATACTTTAAAATCTTGTCTACGTTCTCTATACTCCTCCATCAATTTAATAAAAGATGGATATCCTTTATATGCAGCTGCTCGATGATTGAATACAATAATCTTTTCCTTTGATTTTGGTTCTTCTATAATTTTAGTATTATCTATACCCAAATTCCAAACTACTAATATACTATTTAATTTTTGAATAAACAAATCATTAAACCATAATTTTGCTTCTTCTAAAACTCTATCTTTTTGTTCTTGTGTATTTAAAAAGCAAGTATCCATTTGTGATACCCCTAACAATTCTACTGGCATCCATCTCCATTTATTTTTTCTATCTTCGGAATTACAAGATTTCATTTCCCACCAATGGCAATATCCAATAATCTTTGTTTCAAAATTATTCTTATATCTACCAACTTGTGGCCAATCGGGTAAATGCGAATAGATTACATCGTATTCTAATGTTTCTAACAACCTATTCATATCAGGCGGATACGTTCTCATTTTAATCATATCTCCTGAAAATGGTAATATATGCTGTTTTACATTAATTAGATTTAGCTTCTTAACTGCTTGTGGTAATATGATATTCCAATAAAACTCACCATGTTCTTCCAATGCTTTTATGTGATTATAGATTACATCTACAAATGAGTCTTTCTCAATATTTCCGGAATTAGTAATGTTTGGAATAACTAAAACCTTCCTTGCTTTTTTATAATCTATTGAATCCCAAAATATCATTTTATCTACCTACTTCTTTTAAATAATTTTCTTTCATACCTTCCCACGTCATTCCAATTGCATCTACATAAAATAGAACCTCTGGTTTTATTTTATTTTCATCAAACAATTTTTCATATCGTTTAATTGCTTTATCTTTCCACCATTTAATGGTATAATCATTGCCTTGCTTAAACTTATCTTTTAGAATCAAATCCTTCTCTTCAATTTTATCACATAAGAACTGATTACCATTCTCATACATTTGTGCAAAATATACACCTCTTTGAAATCCGTGGTCATACTCATTACCTTTAATCCCCAATTCTTTGAATATTGCCTGAATAATCTTTTGTTTGATTCCACTTACAGGTCCATTCTTTTCGTATCCCATATTAGCACCATTACGTTCTCTCTCATCCATAATGTGTTTCTTATACCAATCTGCACGATTCTCTTTTAACCATTGATGCCACGGGTCATAAACTTCATCATCTGGTTTAATACTGATTTTACCTTTAGATTCTCCCAATGTTTTGAAATGCGGAATACCATTATATTGTGAGTGAATTCCGTATAGAGATGTTGTTCCTATACCAACTAATGGATTTTCGTATTTTTGCTTCCAATAATCTCTAATTTCAGGTGCAGTTGCTAATGCTGCGATTAACTTACCACCTAAAAAGTTATATCCAAATGGTTGGGTTGATACGATGGTTGTAGCAATTGATGTACAATTCAATTTACCTTTCTCAAACTTATCTTCTTTAGTCCAGCCAATAAACTCATCTCTAACACCCAATGATGTGATATCTGACCCTAAACAAATCTGTCCTAATATCTTTCCGCTTGTTTTATCTTTTACATAGATTTTTACATTTCTACCAGGGTTAGCTGAAAATTCCATAGTATGTATTAACTTACGAATTTCAGTCCAACGAGTAGATTCTTTTGGGTCATCATCTACAATTTCTACATATGGTTCAATGGATTGGATTTCTTTAATAGTTAGTTCTTTATCAAATATATTAGTTGGTTTCCACAATGAATCGTAATAAGATTGTAATACTGGCAAACGTTTCATATTAGAAACCCTATCCATATTCCACTCTATCCATTTTTTATATAGAGTTTGTTCTTGTACTGACATTGTTTTAAGATAGTTCAAATTATCAATGAACTTCTTTTTCATTATATGATAGTCGAATGTGGCGGTATTTGTTTCTTCGCCTGTATCCCAAAATTTATTCATATTGTAAATATACTAAAAATAATTCAGATTACCAAAATTTGGTATCTATTTCCGTTTCAGGTGCGATTGTTTCCCAATGTTGAATATCCTTATTATACGCACGGGCATCCTTTGGATAAGGTCTGATTTCGTGTTTGAAGGATTTCATAATTGCTTTCTTTTCCTTCTTATCAGCTGTAATGATTTGTAAATATCTATGCTTTGGTGGTTCTTCCCTTCTCCAAAACTCTTTATATCCTTGCTTTCCAATTTCTCTACGAAGATGTTCTAAGTTACCACTACCCCATTTTGTAAACACAGTCCGACTATGAATCCATTTGTATGGATTATTTGAAAGTGAAATACCATAGTTTGGCATTAGAGCGATATCGGTATTTAATCCCTGATAAATCCAATTTGTTGCTTGGTAAATACCACCTAAGTGTTCTTGCCCATTATCTGCATAAGAAATAAGTGCTTTGATTGCCTGGTCATTCTCTCTGAACCATTTGAATGATTGTCCCATAGCATACGATTCGATATTAGAACCATATCCATCATCACAATAAAGACGGGTAAGTTCTAATACATTATCTTTTGTAAGTAAATCCGAAATGGAAGTTGCTGCTCTTGCTCCAACGGGAAATCCGTAAACTAAACACCCAATCAATTTGGTATCTTCACCCAATGCATTGGTTTCATCCATTTTATAGAATATTCCTAATGCATATCTACACGCAGTCCAAGCGTGAGTATAGTGTTTCTTTACGATGATATCTTTTGCTACATCTTTACCGATTGGTGCTATAAATACTTTTGATGTATCGCAGTAGTTTTTACCTTCTACTTTCATAACCTTAATTTATTGGTTCTAATTTATGGATTTCTTCTACAAATTCCTCACTTACTTTTGGGTATGGTAATGATGGATATTTTAGATTTTTTAATAATTGCTTTCTTTCTTTTCCGTTAACCAAAATGTAAACATAACGATGTTTTCTCGGTTCTTTTTTAATCCAAAATGGCGATGTTACCATTGTCTGAATTATCTTCGGGTCATTCGTTCCATACTTTACATATGAAGTTCTACTATGATGCCACTCATCAATTTCACTCCATTTAAAACTCCAACTGTCATTTGGTCGGATTCGGTTACCCTGATATATCCAATTCGTTGCCTGATATACAGTTCCTAAATGTCCTGCTTTTGGGTCTGAATAGGATACCA